AGGCTTAAAAATCATTTCGGGTTGTGGAGCGCAGTCCGAAAACAAACAAAAACCCGGTGAGGCGTCTGGTACGTGACAGAGTCTATGAAACGGGAAGCCCAAATGCTTCAGCTTTGGGTAGCTCACATGACGAATCTTCAAAGGTGGTGGAAACTACAAACGTAAAGTGTTTAATGGGAATAAAGCTTAACGTTTCATAGATATCTAAAATTATTCAGCAAAGTACAAAAAACAGCTTGACAATACGCTTATTGTTTGGTATGAAATTGATATAAACCAAAAGATTGTTTTTGGAACCCTGAACCCCTATTCTTTAGGAATTTTTAAGGCCCGAATTGACGGAAGCATATCCGTTGGTTCGGGCTTTTTTTCGTTTTACGGGCAGTAAGCCCACAGATATCCGCAGCATAGCGGAAAAGGATGGCAAGACATATGCCTTGGAAAATGGATGGAGAACAGATTGTAGTTGAGAATGGAATGCCTGTATGGACGTATGACGATGGCAAGGAAAGCCCGTTTAATGCCGAATCAGCTTTGAACAGGATCAAGGAGTTAACCGGCGAATCCGTCAGCCGAAAGAATAAGCTGAAGGATTTGGAATCGAAGTATTCCGGCTTGGCAGATATTGACAACGTTGATGATTGGCTGAAATCGGCAAGAGAAGCCATGGAAACCGTCGCAAATTACAAAGACAAAGAAATTGTTGATGCAGGCGAAATCGAAAAACTCAAAAAAAGCGTATCGGACGGATACGATAAAAAAATTGAAGAAATCAACAAAGCGCACAATGCCAAGGTCAAAGAGTTTGAAGATCTGGTTTCAAAGAAAGACGGCATGGTGCAGAATCTGTTGGTTCGTAACGCTTTTGACAATTCTGAATTCATCCGGGAGGAAACGGTTTTAACGCCTGCCGTGGCATTTGCGACATTCGGGAACAGTTTTACGATTGAAGAACGAAACGGGAAACTGGCTCCGATTGCAAAACGGGCGGACGGATCGGAGATTTTTTCACTCGAAAACCCAGGCAATCCAGCCTCGCCTGATGAAGCGATTCGCATTCTGGTGGGCGAACATCCCGATTGCGATCATTTAAAAAAGGGGATGCCTGGCGGAAGCGGCGCGCAAGGTGTCGGATCGGGTGGTAAATCTGGTGCTATTACACGTACTCAATTTGGAAACATGACGCCTGCCGATCAGATGAAATACATCAAAGATGGTGGGACGGTCAAAGATTAAAGGATAAATAAAAAAAATGGCTAATACGATTTCAGGATTAATTCCCGTTTTATATCAGGCTTTGGACGTGGTTTCGCGCGAAATGGTGGGTTTTATCCCGGCTGTTTCCAGGAACGCAAGCGCGGAAGCCGCTGCTAAAGATCAGACGATCAGAATCCCTATCGCCCCGGCTGCGACGGCATCTGACATCACACCGGGCGTTTATGCGCCTGACGCCGGTAATCAGACGCTTACCAGCACAGATATTACGATCAGCAAATCCCGCGCGGTTCCGATCCGATGGAACGGCGAACAGCAGATGAGTATCTCTGGTCATTATGCAAATGTTCTGAGAGATCAGTTCACGCAGGCTTATCGGACGCTGGTAAACGAAGTCGAAACCGATCTGGGTGCGCTTTATGTGAATGCGTCTCGCGCATATGGCACGGCAGGATCAGCACCTTTCGGGACGGCTGACAACTTTATGGATTTTGCTGGTTGCGCTCAAATTCTGGACGACAACGGTTGCCCGACGGCTGACCGGCAGGTGGTTCTCAATTCCGCTGCGATTGCTAATTTGAGAGGAAAACAATCCGGTCTTTTTAAAGTAAACGAAGCTGGTACCGAAGAAATGCTCCGCAATGGTACGATTGGACGAGTGGAGGGGTTTGATATCCATCACTCCGGTAAAGTCTCGGCCCACACCAAGGGGACTGGCACCAATTATGTTACCAATCTTGACCCGACTCCGATTGCTGCTGGTACGACATTGGTTGCGGTTGATACTGGATCGGGCACGATTCTGGCCGGTGATGTTTTAACGTTTACTGGCGATACCAACAAATACGTTGTTTCCGATGCGTTGGCAGATGCTTCAGTTGCGCTGGCCGCACCGGGGCTGAGAACCTCACTGGCGGATGGTGTTGATGTGGCTGTTGGTGGCAATTACACTGCAAATATGGCTTTCTCAAGATCTGCAATTCAGCTTGTTACGCGTGCGCCTGCTATGCCGATTGGCCCCGATGGCGCGGCGCTGGATACAGCTGATGATGTTCTGGTGGTAACAGATGAAGTATCGGGGCTGTCTTTCCAGATTGCTGTTTATCGTCAGTACCGACAGATCAAGTACGAGGTTGGCCTTGCTTGGGGCGTTAAGTGTATCAAACCGGAACACTGCGCGATCTTGTTGGGATAATAAAGCAAGTCGGGGGAAACTCCGGCTTTTTAGGTGAATCATGAAAACCGTAAAAATGGTGAAAAACAGACCCGAAGGTGACCCCCGACCATCAACGGCGGATGTATCTACAGGCATGGTTGAGACATGGATGTCGTGGGGCTGGTCGGTTAAAGAAAAGTCAAATCGCAAGCCAAAGGCCAAATAGTTATGGTTTATTACTTTCCGACATACATCAATTATAAAACGATTGACGATTGGGAAGACGATCAAGCCACTATTGATGAGGCTGATGCGTATCATGCGGCAAGAGGGAATACTGGTTGGACGGGCGAAGACACTGCAAAACAACAGGCGTTAACTCGTGCGTGGGACTATCTGCGGGGGTTGACGTGGCTTGACGATATTTTTGTGTCAGAACTCCCTGAAAACGTGAAATCCGCACAGATTGTGGCGGCCTTGCGAGAACTGGCGGACCCCGGATGTCTGTTACCGGATATCAGCCGGGATGATTTTTTGACATCAAAAAACATTGCCGGGGCTATCGTCAAAAGCTACCGATCAAACGCTCCGGCGTGGAAGCGATATCGTGAGATTGAAGCGCTGTTGAAACCGTATGTCGTAAGTTACGGCAATAGCCGGACGGTGAGAGGGTAATGGCTGAAAACTGGACGGCTGAACAAATCGGCATCTATAACGATTTTGCGGCAGATGGTTTTACCGTTACGGTGCGTGTTGAAGGATCGGCGGGTACATGGAATCCAGAGACGCTTTCATATGACAATGCGGCGGATGATACTGATTACGCAACATACGGAATCAAGACCCGTTACTATACGCAGCATATGGACGGTACAATTATCCAGATGAACGATATAAAACTGCTGATACCCGCATATGGACTTCCGGCGTTGACAATAAACCATAAAGTTCTGATTGGCAGTATTGAGCAAAACGTTATCAGTGTTTCGTCGATTGAACCGGGCAACGTGCCGTTATTGTATGAATTGCAGGTGAGGCCGTAATGAGTGATATCGCCCATAGCGCTGCTGAATTTTCACGACAGCTTGATCAGCTATCCGTTTATATTGAAGGTGATGTTGCGGCGGTTATCAGGAAAGCATGTCTTGATTTGTATCGGAGGATTGTTGAGCGAACACCTGTTGACACTGGTCGCGCAAAGGCATCATGGGGCATATCAACAACCGGCAACAATGATGTGAAAGAGTATAGTGGTTGGTCGAATAACGAAATTATCAGGATTATCAACAAAAACATATCGGACTTTGATTTCTCCATCGAAGATGAAACCGTTTACATCGTAAATAACACTGAATACATCAGCCACCTTGAATCCGGCAGTTCGCAACAAGCCCCGTCCGGCATGGTGGCAATTTCGTTAACCGAATTTAGCGACCATTTCAGGAAGGCGTTATCAACGTTAACCGATAATTATCTTGAGCCGCTATGAATCAATACACAATCATGACAGCCGTTGAAACGTATCTGTCAACGAACTGGACAGCAACGCCTATTCGCATTGTCGGGAGGGATGATGCGCCCGCCTTGCCGTTTATTGAGTGCCATTACAAACCGGCACAGACAACAGCGATAGAAATTAACGGCCATGTTCACAGGAAAGGTGTGTTTATGATCAACACCTACACGCGTTTGAACGTTGGCCTATATGAGGGCTGGACATATGCCGGATTGCTGGAAACATTGTTTTTCAACAAGATTCTAAGTAACCATATTGTTTGCGAAAATGATTTTATATCCCCCTATTCTACACATATAGGAATAGACACTGAATTGCAAGCGCAACATTTTCAGACAGTAATACCTTTTTCCGTCATATCGGAGGATTAAATAATGAGTAATACCGTATCAAGGGCTATTGAACAGGTCTGTTTTGCCTGTTCGGAAACGACAAAGGGAACGGCTGTATTCCCGACCGAAGCCGCTGAAATGATAATCTCAGCGGGACCGGCGTCGATCAACCAGCAGCCAACATTTACCAATTCGGATGAAATCAACAACTCTCTGGACGTCCTGGGGCGATTTCAGGATCAGGTCGGGGCCGGGTCTTTTACGGTTCCGATGTATATCCGGCCCGGTGGCGCGGCAGGATCTGTACCTATGGGCGCTGTCCTGTTTGAATCCCTGATGGGTATTGAAACAGTTTCGGCAGGAACAAGCGTCACATATTCACAGGCCACGACAAAGCCTTCTTTCACCTTGTGGGTCAAAAAAGGGCACACTGTGTTTTTCGCGGCGGGTGCGTGCTGTGAATCCGGAAAATTTAAAGCGACCAACAAGGGCGGGACGAAAATTGATTTTTCCGGTGGGTTTATGGAAATGGGTTGGGCGGGTACGGATGCCGTAAACGGCGCGGTATCTGATTCGACATCCGTTACCGTGACGAATGGCAAGAAGTTTACGGCGGGTGCATA